ACCATTTAACCTTATCGGAGCTAAAAGAGACAGCGCAACAGGACGGTTTTAACATTGATAACATGCGGGTAGTAGCCGTTGTGCGAAACCCAATAGATCGTCTTTTAAGCAACTTAAACTTTCTATTCGCAGACCGATTTAGTTACAGCTTAGACAAGTGTATGTCTTTGGCATTAAGTGATGACCTTAGCGATGAACACAGGAACCTTCGCCCTATGAGTTCATTTCTTGATGCAGACATAAAAGGGTTGGAGCTGTTTCCGTTTGAAAAAATAATAGATGCGGTGAGATCGTTTGGGTATTCTGGTATTGTGCCTTGTTTAAACAAAAGCAGGAAACGGTTTTCTGTGGAGCAGTTAGAGCTGTATATAGATGACATATCGTCTTTCTATAGAGACGATTTCAAAATATACAACGTGGCGCTAGCCAAAAAGGAGATTGAGTATGTACGTCAAGCTAGTTAATAACGCGCCTTCTGAATGGCCCGTTACAGCAGCCCGAATAAAACACGATAATAAGAGTGTTAGTTTTCCTGCTGACATGTCTAATTTAGATGTGTCAAGTTTTGGTTTTGCTCCGTTTCAATATGCAGATAGGCCCGAATATGATCCAGAGTATCAAAACTGCGATGAAGTAACTCCTGTTCTAAGTGCTGGCGTTTATGTTCAAACTTGGCAAGTGTCAGACAAATATACTGCGGAAGAACGTGCGGCTTACGATGCGCAAAAAGAAGCGGATCGTATCGACGCCCTGCCTGCCATGCACCGTTCTATGCGAGACGCACTACTGTCAGAAACAGACTGGTGGGCTTCAACTGACCTAACCATGACGGCAGAGCAAACAGCGTACCGTCAAGCACTGCGTGACATTACAAACCACGCTAACTGGCCTGACTTGGGTGAGGCTGACTGGCCGATTAAGCCGTAAGGAAATACAATGGATAAACGTACAGTATCATCCGCGCATGAACGGATCGACGGCCTTGAGAAAGAGGTGATCGCTATAAAGACTGAGGTAAAAATCCAGTTTAAGGATTTGTTTGGTCGCGTGAAGCGCATGGAAAGTATTATGATTGCAGCAACTGCCTCAATCATTGCACTCTTAGTTGCTGTGTTGACAAAGATGGGGTGATGATCTGTGTTCTCGCCTTTGTTTCATTCAACCACGCTTGGACGCAAGGCGGGAACCAGTTGTTCCAATACTGTTTTTACAACTGCGGCACGGCAAGGAATGGCTTGTGGTACGACAGGGTCTATCGCGTCAGCTACTTGTTTGTCTGCCCTGCGAGGTTTGTTGAAACATGATTGATCCTATCTCAGCTCTTTCCATCGCAGCCTCTGCTGTATCAAGCGCAAAGACTTTGCTGGCCGCTGGTCGGGATGCTTCAGGCGCATTGAGCAAGTTTGCTGGCGCGGTGTCGGACGTGAATTACGCCGCTGAAAAGGCGAAGAACCCAAGCATCTTTGCATCATTGACTGGCTCTGCCGAGCAGGCTGCTATTGAGGCCTTTTCTGCGCAAAAGCGTATACAGGCTATGCGTAAGGAAATTGAAACGATCATTCAATTCCAATACGGGCCTACTGGCTTAAAAGAATATAAGGACACTCTTCGCAGGGTTCGGGAGCAACGCAAGAAAACCGAGTACCGAAAAGCCGAGATCAAAGAGGCTATAATAATGTGGGTTGTAGGTGGCGTCATCGTGATGGCTGGCATCGCGGGACTTGGGGCGGTGTTATATTTTATCGGCAAACAGCAGGGTAAATGGTGAATGAAGGACGCAGAGATCATACGTTTGTTCGATCAGAGCATTGAGCTAATCATTGAAGGCTTGGCTGCTCGATCAGGCCGAGAGTTTAGAGAAGTTCTGTTACTTTTGCAGAAGGGTAGGAAGCTACATGGCGCACACAATATTAGATGACTGGAAAGTTCTGCCGCGCTTGATGATGCTGGCAGTCACTGTGCTGACGTATCAGGCGGTGCATTGGTTCATGGGGCTAGATGACCCCAGCGTTGCCCAGTCAGGGCTTGTCAGCGTCTGCATGGGAGCTTTAACAGGTTGCTTCGGCATTTGGATGGGCAAAGAGTCCAAGACTACTGTAACGCCAACCAAAATCGTGCATGAAGAGAGGTATGACAAATGATACAGGCTCTGATCGGTCCAGTAGCTGAACTAGCTGGCGGCTGGCTCAAAGGTAAGGCAAGCGCACAGGCTGCGTCTGCAAACCTCAAGCTAGTTGAGGCAGAGGCAAAAGCTACCATAATGAAATCCGCCGCTACATCTGAGGCGGACTGGGAAAAGATTATGGCCCAAGGAACTCAAAATTCTTGGAAAGATGAGTATCTTGTGTTGCTGTTTTCTATTCCATTGATACTCAGCTTCCTGCCATTTGAGTGGGCTAAACAGGCGGTTACGGACGGTTTTGCTGCGCTGGACACAATGCCAGACTGGTACAGCTACACGCTAGGTGTAATCGTTGCCAGTAGCTTCGCGGTACGGTCAGCGACAAAGTTCTTTGGTGGTAAAAAGTGATGGAAAACCTCAAGCTACCTGTGGCCCTTGTGGCAGCTATGGCCGTCCAACTGGCGGCGGGTGTGTGGTGGGTATCACAGCAGGCTGCAACTATTGCCAGTCTTGAGGAGACCGTTAGCCAGATCGGTTCTAAGATGGCGATTGAGGACAACGTGAACTTGAAACGGGACGTTCAAGATAACGCTATGGAGATAGACTATCTGTGGCATGAAGCTGATGAGGTCTGGGATGAACTAGCTAACTTAGCTAACTCGATTGGTCAGGTGACGCAGCTGCAGCAAAGAGTTGCTTTAATTGAGAACGATTTGAAGTATATTAGCCGTGACCACAACGGAATCATGGACATGAAAGGTGGTATGAAATGACATACAAACTGGGAAACCGTAGCAACGAACGGCTAGAGGGGGTTGATCCCTCGTTACAAACAGTTGTCCGTAGCGCCATTGGGCGTTCTGAGCAGGATTTTAGTGTGATTTGCGGGCTAAGAACTCGCAAGGAGCAGGAAGCGTTGGTCGCCAAAGGTGCTTCACAGACCATGAAAAGCAAGCATTTAGGTGGCTACGCCGTTGATTTAATGGCATATATTGACGGGGGCAGGTGGGAACTGAATCTGTACGATGAGATTGCAGACGCCATGAAAGCCGCCGCTAAGGACTGTGGTGTTAAGATACGCTGGGGTGCAGCTTGGCACATTGACGATTTTGGGGCCTATGAAGGCACGGCGGAAGAAGCTATGAATGAGTATGTAGACTTACGTCGTTCACAAGGTCGGCGCCCGTTCATCGACGCGCCTCACTTTGAGATTATGGAGTAAAGCATGAAACAAACTTTTGACGCAGAGACATTGGACGGGGGAGTTATTCACAGTGCGCATGAGATAGAAATCTTGTGTCAGCATTGCGGGTACGACCTTGACGAGCACGAGCTCGCGATGGACACCTGCAGTGATTGCGGGACTTCGCTAGAATTGAAACAAAATATCGCTATTTCGGTTACTTCAGTGCCTATCTTTGGCGATACTATGTAGGATTTCACTATGCCCATCCAACAGCTAAAACTCAAGCCCGGGATAAACCGGGAAGTGACCAACTACAGCGCAGAGGGTGGGTGGTATGAGTGTGATAAGGTCCGGTTCCGCAACGGCTTCCCAGAAAAGATTGGGGGGTGGGAGCGGCTGTCACCCTTTACGTATCAAGGTGTTTGCCGCGCCTTGTTCAACTGGGTTACCTTGGACGGGGATATTCTAGTAAGTATCGGCACTAACTTAAAATACTACGTCGAAAAAGGTGGGGGATACTACGATGTTACTCCCCTCCGTGCGACTGTAGCTCTAACCGACCCTTTTGAGACTACGACCGGGTCGCCTGTCGTAGTTGTCACTGATGCCGCGGGTGGGTTTGAGGACGGAGATTTTGTTACATTTAGCGGTGCAAGCGCCGTAGGCGGCATTACGCTGGATGGAGAATACCAGCTTACCCTTCTTTCTGGGACTACTTACTCTGTAACCGCGGATACCAACGCCACATCTGACGCTACTGGAGGGGGTTCGGTCACTGCGGCATACCAAATTAATATCGGCCCTGCGTTCTCCGTGCCTATCGTTGGGTGGGGCGCCGCTACTTGGGGCGCAGGTACGTGGGGGTTTGGGGGTAGCTCTACAGACCTAGAACCTTTGCGAGTTTGGAGCCAAGGTAATTTTGGCGAAGACCTTGTGTTTGGGCCACGCGGAGGCGGGTTGTATTATTGGGACGCGTCAAGTGGGGTAAGTTCCCGTGGAGTGCTTGTGTCCTCTTTGGGCGGTGCGTCTAACGTCCCCACGGTACAGAATTATATCCTTATATCCGACACGAGCCGGTTTGTATTTTGTTTTGGCGCGAACGAACTTGGTAGTTCAGACCAAGACCCTCTCCTCGTGCGCTGGTCTGACCAAGAAGACGTGACGAATTGGACTCCTGCGGCGACTAACCAAGCTGGGAGCATTCGTTTTTCCCACGGCAGTGAAATCGTTACCGCGATACAATCCCGCCAAGAGGTTCTAGTGTGGACCGACGCGGCGCTCTACTCCATGCAGTATGTTGGCGCAGGTGGTGGCGTGTGGGGCTCTCAGCTCATGGGGCACAACCTATCTATCGCGTCGCAAAATGCAGTGGCGTACGCCAATGGGGTGTCCTTTTGGATGGGGCTAGGCAAATTCTATAGATACGATGGTCGCGTGCAGCCTCTCCCGTGCGACGTAAAACGGTATGTGTTCGAAGACTTCAACGAAACTCAGTATCAGCAGGTACACGCAGGTACTAACGAGCAGTATAACGAAGTATGGTGGTTCTATTGTTCCGAAAACTCCACCGAAATCGACCGCTACGTTGTGTACAATTACGTGCAAGACATCTGGTATTACGGTACCATGGGGCGCACAGCGTGGTTGGACTCCGATCTAAAATCTAACCCGGTAGCCGCGACGTATAGCAACAATCTTGTATATCACGAGTACGGCGTGGATGATAAAGAGACCGCCACTGCGGCTCCTATTTCAGCGTACATAGCCTCCGCACAATTCGATATAGATAGCGGGGATCGGTTCTCGTTTATCTGGCGGGTACTCCCAGATTTGACGTTTACTGGGTCTACAGCAGAAGCTCCTGCGGCGACTATGACACTGCTACCGCTGGCTAACTCTGGGTCTGGGTATAACTCTCCGACCTCCGAGGGTGGAGTCAACAACGCCGCGGTGACACGTACTTCGGTTATTCCCGTCGAACAGTATACTGGGCAAATCCACACCCGCGTGCGAGGGCGCCAGCTAGCGGTTAAGATCGAGTCCGATGCTCTTGGAGTGCAGTGGCAGTTGGGTGTACCAAGAATAGACGTTCGTCCTGACGGGAGGCGGTAATGGCCAACCAGATAGATCGTCCTGAACCCCCCGCAATTCCGCTGCCCCCTGCGGAGTATGAACGCCTTTACATGGATCAGAAGGACAACGTGTTCCGCCTGTTCTTTAACCGTCTCGTATCCACGATTAGTGCGCTATTGAGCACCGATGATGGCGGTAAGGTTCTGTATATGCCCCGTGGCCTGTTCTACAGCACGGCTGACCAGACCGCTGCCCTCGCCGACACTGGATACCCAGTAGAATTTGAAAATACCTACCTCGGCAACGGAGTTTCTATCGCCGGTGCAGATGACACACAGATCACCGTCAGCGCAGATGGGGTATATAACTTCCAAGTTACTCTGCAGACTGGCCATGTGGGCGGTTCGGACTCAACAATTACCACATGGATCAACAAAAATGGCACCGATGTGCCCTACGGCGGGCAGGTGCAGACGGTCAAAGGTAACTCCGTCCACGCAGTGTATTGGAATTTTTCAATCGACCTCACCGCGGGGCAGTATATAGAGATGTACTGGGCGACAGATGACACTAACCTGTCGCTATATACTGAAGCAGCTACTAGCTTGCACCCGGGTGTACCCTCGACCATTGTGTCTGTATCGTTCGTAAGTAACCTATAGGAGGGAAGACTATGGAGTTTTTAGAGGTATTTAACGCAGCAGCTCAAAATGCCGTATACCGCGCGGATGATATAAAAGATGCAACAAACTATGACCAAGAGCCAGTAGACCTTGGGATAGACAGCTTAGATATGATTATGGTGGTCGCCATTTTGACTGACGCGTATGGAATACCGGACGATCTAGAGTTTGATAACGTGTCACGTGTTACCGTAGGTACGGTACGAGATTTTGTTAATGAGCATAAAACTCAAGAACCAGAATCCCTAGAAGAAGTTATGGAGGCTGCGTGATGGTTACCGTTGTCGATAGCAAACAGACGCCCCTACCGGCCCCTGAGATCATTATGACCGCCGCGTCGGAGCTGAATAACACAGATCAACCCGTGGCGAAAGTTATCACCGCGCTCGCGGGGGAGCTGTCATTGCCTAACACTGACCAAGTGCAGATAGGCAATACGGTATTTATAGGGCACCGTGGCAAAGGCAAGTATAAGAACGTGATGGAGGGACGAGCGCTTAACCTCGACACCGCGCAGAACTTTGTTCGTAACGGTTTGAAATACCTAGCCTATCTACAGAAAAAGAAGGTTGAGCTATACCGCACAGACTTCGACGCACAGGAGTATTTGTCAGCGTTTCAGTTTTGGTATAATAAAACAAAAGATACTGACACAGAAGTAGATGTGGTACAGTTAAATACCGGTGGCTACCGTGCGTTCATCAAAATTGGAAAAGACTCTCTAGAAGAGTTCTGGAGGTTGTAGATGCCCGTATTAGTACCCATTCTTATAGGGGGCGGCGCGGCGGCAGTTGCTGTAACCGCTGGCGCCGCGGTTAGCACTGCTGTCATTATTGGTGGGGGCGCTGCCATACTTGCACACGAAACCGGTGCGGCGGATTGGGTATACGAAGAGATCATAAAGCCTGTTGGGGACCTTGTCGTTGACGTCTTCGAGTCTGAACTAGGACAAGCGGTACTAAAAATTGGGGCTATGGCGCTAGGGGCGCCACCGTGGGTGGTCCCGTTAATCAGTGGTGCAGGTACATTAGCTGAAGGTGGTGACCTCGGAGACGCACTGAAAGCTGCCGCTGTTTCGTATGTAGCACAGGGCGTTGGCGATGTAGTTGGTGAGGTCGCAGGAGATTTCGCGCTGGATGCCACTGGCAACGCCATGGCAGCGACTATTATCGGTACAGGCTCCGGGTCTGCAGCAAAAGCCATTGTGTATGGGCAAGACCCTGTACAAGCCTTTGTCACCGGTGGCATCAGTGCGGCGTTACCCGCGATCAACGGCTACATCGACGAGCAAACCAATGGGGCGTTTGCTGAACTGCCAGATGTCGCTAAAAACGTAATCACGGGCACTCTCTCCCGCGCGTTGTCTGGGCAGGACATTACGCCAGAGACTATCCTAAACGCTGCACTGAGCGCGGAAACAGTCACCAACGCGGTAAAAGGCTTTGTTGGGGACGTAACGGGTTATTCCGATGGGCAGATTGCGGCGATCACTTCCGCTGTGCAGCGTACAGCGTCAGCTGCATTTGGTGGTGGGGACGTCGACGCAGCCCTTGCGAGCAGTTTAAACAATTACGCCAATAATGAGTTTAAAGAGTGGTTTAATACCACAGCTGCGGGCGTTGCGGTCACTGAGACAATGGATAAACTCACTGGAGACTACCAGCGGGTTGAAGAACAGGCACGTACCCTAGAGGAAAAAGTAGAGGCTCACGACGGCGCAGTCGCACGGTATAAGACGCTTGCGGCTGGACTCACCGCAACAGGTGAGCAGCTGACCACGTTAGAGACCGCGTATGAGCGCGCACTGCAGAACTTCCAAGCTAACGAGTCAGAAGAAAACGCCATTGCTTTGCAAGAGGCGGTAGCCGCGTATAACGCAGTATCAGAGCCGTTTAACGAGACGTACGAAGACGTCATTGCGGAAATGAATAGCATTGAGGCGAGCCTACCCGGGCTCGAAGCTGCGTACGAAGCAGAGAACGAAAAATATAACGTGTTTGTAGAAGACCTTACTACTAATGTCGAACTTGCGAATGAAGAACTGAAGCCTCTTTACGACGAGCTGGACAAATCCTTTGTGCAGTTTATGGACCCCAACTTTGACGAAGAAGCATACCGCCGTATTGCAGGTCTAGACGCAGATGATGACGCCTACTACCACTGGCTGACCGAAGGTAAAGAGGCGGGGCTACCCACCAACCAAGCAGCATACGACGAAGAATATGACGCACGATTCCAAGGTGTACTAAAAAACGCCGCGGAGTATCTCGGGGTAGATGTAACAGAACTAAATGCCGTACAGCGTCAGGTTCTCGTTGAGCTGGTGGACGCGAGCGCAGGTGGGGATATAACCGCACTACGCAATACGGGGTTTGCTGAGATTGCGGAAGATTTCGCCAACAGTGATATTGGAGCGCCTGTAACCACCCTCGGTGCGGTTAACTCTATCAAGAGTGAGTTCGAGACGGGCGCTGATATCGTTATCGACGAAACCATCGCAGACCTGCTTACCCGTGCGGGGATTACAAATTTCTTCGAAGGCGAATCGCTGATTCAGTCTGACATAGATGCACTAGAAAAAACCTTCGGTGATCTGGCTGCTGGCGAAGCGCAAAGCGATGCGCTCGACGCCTCCCGAGAAAACGTCACCGACGAAGAAATCGCTAATGGAACTGCGGTTCTCAAGGTCCGGCAAGATGACGGACTTTTGGAGTGGGGCAAGGTAACTTTTGATACTGCGTATTGGAGCAAGACGCATAACACTTTGGTTAAACGTATTTATGTAGAGGATGAGACAGGTGCAGAAGGAGCCTTCGGCGGGCGCAGATTTGTTACTGTAAACGCGATAACAGGAGAGCGGGTTACAGACGCACTTGAGCTCGAAATCACTAGCGGCCTATTAACGACGTACAATGACCTCAAAGATTCCGACCCCGGACAGTGGGCAGCGATTGCTGCAAGTTTAGACGACACCGCGCAGGCTGCTCTAGCGACACAGGTCGGCCAAGATGTTGTTGATTTTATTAACAAATGGGACGAAGCAGGGAAATTCGATACTGCACGGGATTACGGTGGGTTAGTAGCGAAAGCCGGTGGCGAACTGCTCGGCACCATGACTGCATTCGTAGATATTACACTTGGGTTTGACCCCAACTCCAACCCGGTAGGGGCGTTTGCTGATGATGTGGTTGACTTTGGCGCAG